TCATTGCCAGACCTGCTAGATGCAGAGCTAAGAAGTCAAGACTGGCTTGGATTTTATGCGTATGATAATGTAAGCTTAATTGAAGTAGACTGTCTTGCCATATACTCTTACCAGGTTTCTGTAACTGTTGCAAAGCGTAGATGGGTTTATGGTCAAGCCGTATCTTCAGCACAATCTATCAACTCATCTTATGGTGGAACTTCTGCTTTTATAGATTATTCATTTTCAAACTATACCGCAAACTATAATTATCCAAGTTTTGCACAGTGGCAACAAGGAAGCTTTGATAATCTAGAAACAACATCTTTAGAGTTGACAACCCCATCTTATAGTTTGCCAAACATATTTTTAGATACTAAAACTTTAGATGATTTGTATACTGACTGTAAAGCAATACAGACAGATCAAGAATCTGGAGCATTTCCACACAAATTTTTAACATTTAGACCAAACTCAACTTGGAGTGGACTAGGAACATATCTAAACTTTCCAAAATTAAATATTTTAAATGATAAGGTTAAGTCTATTTATGGGGTATTTGGCAGTAATGTACTATTGCTTGATGCAGAATACTACAACACTTCTCCAGCAGACTATATTGAAGCAGGATATTATAATACTACCAGCTGGACAGAATTCTTTGATGCTGGAAATCCAGGAACTAATGAAACATTAATTAAAATTTATAATACGCTAACAGGTGATTTTTTTATTGTTAGACTTAATGGAACCGTTATTGAGTATGTCTTAAATTATAATAAAGAAGAACAAATAGTGTATACAACAGAAAACATTGAGTCTGAACAACTTTTTGCAGTTGGAATTAATATTGATGATTTATCTAATGTTTTTGGAGGCAATGTTTCAGCATTCTTTGGCAATGTAAATGGACTAAAAGTTTATGTTGCGGGAGATGAAGAAACATCTAACTCATTCTTTGGAAAAATTTACTCATTAGGATTTACAACAGAGCTTAACCATAAATCAATATCAAACTATTTTAATGAATACGGTGTTGTTAAATTTGATGATTTATCTGCCCCTGGAGTAACAGAAGAAACTAATGCTATTGCTCTTATAAATCATTTAGCCAGCTATACCCTGTTGCCAACAGAAGCATACGATGAATTCTTTCTTGATATTGGAGTATCTGGACACTGGCAAGACTACCTTCCCCTTTCTTATTTTGCTAAATATGTTAATAACGCACAAGGGGCTTCTTACTATGATTTAGATTTTTTACAGTTTAACCTTGGGTATCCATCGCCATCTAAACTACTAGAAAAAGAAACTAACTCTTCTTGGACATATGAAGATTTAAAGGAAGAATATTCAGCACCTATTCAGCAAACCTATTATCAAATAGATAATAGCCTTATTACTGGATGGAATGACTATGAAGATTTATCTCAAAAGGCATTAAAGTACTACGAATATGATACCTCAGAATCTTTTGTTAAAAGCTATGTTACTTTTCAATATATAGCAGATGGAGCAAATGCTCTTGATGAAACCTTTAATATTAATGTTCCAGCCAAAGAAGGATCAATTATTGATATTGATAACTACCCAGACTGGGCTGCTAGTAAATTTGAAATTGTAGATAATACAATTATTTATCCTAGCAAGTCTGTAGATTTCAATGACTTAGCAGTTGTATATTCTATTGAGTTTAATGTGCGTGGAATTATTAATAGACCAATTAAAATTAAAGAATTAGAGATAGCTTCGCAAGCATTGAGTGATAATGCCTTTAACTCGGTAGGTACTAGGTTTGGAGTTGATCTAGTGCCATACAAAAAATCTGGAATTTATTTTGACTATAAGTCAAAGAATCCTTTTAGTATTTATAAGTCAAGTACACCATACCTTTATTTGACAAAAAATTCTGGAATAGAGGTTCGTGGAGACTTTGACTTTGAAACAAATCGTGGTATTGCTATGCCAATTAATAAAGAACTATCAGATGAATATCGTGTAAGCTCAATGCAGGCTTGGATGTTTGCTAACCAAGATTCTTTCTCTGCTTCACCAATTGAAATTTTTGAAATTCAGTATAAGGAAGATACTATCAAGTTCTATATGGTAGCAGACAGTCCGTCTGGGTCACGAGCTAAGATATATGCAATGAGCAGCGTAACTGGAACAGAGTATACAAAACTGACATATTTCTGGAACGGAGTATCAGTTCAAAATCCAATAATTACAATAAAGGAATGGGGATCCCTAGGTTTACAGTTCTCATCTGCATTAAACTTTGACCTATACATTGGGGCAATTAACCTAAATGGTCCAATACTGTTTAATAACATATCTTTCTATCAGGCAAACAACTTACAACAAATCCAGAGTATCGTAACTAGACCTTGGCTAAAGGTTAAGACTAGTGAAGGAGTACCTAATAATTGGACATATTGGCGTGAAAACTTTAACTGGCAAGAAGCTTTAGTTGTCTCAAGCTCAGAATTATACGGAGTTAATCCAACAGATGTATATAAAAACTATCTTGGAACTAATAAGATTATCATTGATGATAATGAAGGTATGACGTTTGATTCTAATCAAATAAAGATATATAAGGATACTGAATGGCAGATAAGTACTCTATTGCCAGTCTAATATGGTATACTTGAAGTTATGGATTCATTAATAAACCCAAAAACTGGTAAACCGATTGTTAACAACGTACGCAGAAAAGTCATTGATAAGCACTATGACTGGGGACTTTATGTATACAAGAAGTCAACAGGTAAATGGTTTACAGACGGATCAGGCTCAGTTTTAAACATACCTGCACAAAAAGGTGACATAAGCAAGATTGCCGAGCTAAAAAGAGAAGCAATCGCTTGTGGAGATGACGGTCAAGGTACGGCAGTCTTTGTTCCTGGTTTGACAAGGGTAACAGAAGAAGAATATTCAGAGCAAAAGGACAGAATGAAGCAAGGGTTAATTCCTTCTCTAAATGACCTTGGTGCCATTGATGCAGCACAGAAAACTTTAAGGATGTATGGCGATGAGGGATAATTCTGATTACGTTAGTGCAAAACTAAATACACAAGAGCAAGAAGAAAACATATTCCACGCACAAGACCCATTTAATAAAACTTGGGATGATTTAAAAGACCTTGGCGGAATCAATCAAAACTTTAAGAGAAGAACTGTTAGACTTTTAAACAAGGCTGCTGAAATGACTCCAGCATATTTAGACTCAGCAAATGCTCAGTCATCAGGAATCGACGGTACTGGAACAAAGGGCATTAATCCTGGAACAGTATACCGAAATGGATACGGTCTATTTGATATTATTACTCCACCATATAACATGTATGAGCTTGCAAACTTTTATGATACATCTTTTGCTAACCATGCTGCTATTGATGCTAAGGTAGAAAATGTTGTAGGTCTTGGATACCGTTTTGATATTTCAGATAGAACATCTTTGCGTCTTGAAACTTCAAGTGATGAGCAAGCATCTTCTCGTGCTCGCAAGAGAATTGAGCGAATGAAGATTGAGCTTCGGGATTGGCTAGAGAATTTAAATGATGATGATTCATTTACAAAGACTATGGAAAAAGTTTACATAGACTTAGAGGCAACAGGAAATGGTTTTATTGAAATAGGAAGAACTGTTGAAGGCGACATCGGATACCTAGGTCATATTCCAGCAACTACTGTTCGTGTTCGTAGACTAAACGATGGCTTCCTTCAGATTATTGGTCAGCAAGTAGTTTACTTTAGAAACTTTGGGGCTAAGAACCAGAACCCAGTTACTGTAGATACTAGACCAAATGAGATTATTCATATTAAACAATACTCACCACTAAATACGTTTTATGGTGTACCAGATATTGTTGCTGCTTTTCCATCTTTGATTGGTGACAAGTTAGCATCACAATACAACATTGATTACTTTGAAAATAAAGCGGTACCACGATATATCATTACCCTAAAGGGTGCCAAGCTAAGTGCAGACGCAGAAGACAACATGTTTAGATTCTTGCAGACTGGACTAAAATCTCAATCCCACAGAACCCTGTATATACCACTTCCTGGGGATACAGATCAAAACAAGGTTGAGTTTAAAATGGAGCCAATTGAAAATGGTATCCAAGACGGATCATTTAAAGAATATAGAAAACAAAATCGTGATGATATCTTGATTGCTCATCAGGTTCCAATCTCTAAACTTGGTGGTTCTGATTCTGGTATCGCAGCAGCTCTATCTCAAGATCGTACATTTAAAGAACAGGTTTCACGACCAGCACAGCATCATCTTGAAAAAATTATCAACAAAATTATTAAAGAAAAAACAGATATTCTAGAGTTAAGGTTTAATGAGCTAACTCTTACAGATGAAATTGCTCAGTCTCAAATTCTTGAACGTCTTGTTAAGACTCAAATCATGATGCCAAATGAGGCTAGAGAAGCTCTTGATCTTCCACAAACTAAAGATGGAGATACTCCATTTGTAATGTCTCCAGGGCAAGCAAATGATGCTCAGTCAAATGCAAATTCAAATCGCCAACGGGATACAGAAAGAGTTAACAACCAGTCAGATGGCCCAGCAACTATCGCTGGAAGAAATCCTAAAGGTGAAGGAAGATCATCTCAATAACTGAGAAACCTAATAAATGTTTGGTATAATAGATACGATATGATTATAAATAAAGCTTCCTGGGTTACAGACGGCGACAACGTTCGTCTATCAATGCCTTTTGGCAAGGTAGATCAAGAGCGAAGACTGGTTTCTGGTTTTGCGTCTTTAGATAATATTGACAAGCAAATGGACATTGTAACTACCGAAGCTAGCATGAGTGCTTTTGCAAAGTTTCGTGGAAACATTAGAGAAATGCACCAACCATCTGCTGTTGGCAAGATGATCTCATTTAAAGAAGAAAAATATTTTGATCCAGAATCAAAGAAGTTCTATAAGGGAATATACGTTTCTACTTATATTTCTAAGGGTGCCCAAGATGCTTGGGAAAAAGTTCTTGATGGTACATACACTGGTTTTTCAATCGGGGGACGAATGAACAAGTGGGATGACGCATATGATGATACAATGGAAAAGCAAATTAGAATTATCAAGGACTATGACCTCATTGAGCTATCTCTTGTTGATAGTCCAGCAAACCAATTTGCTAGCATTATGTCAGTTGAGAAGGTTGATGGTGTCGATATGATTAAAGCAGATAATACTGTTTTAGAAAATGTATTCTATGACAAAGAGTCTGGATTAGTTATTGTTTCTGAAGAAGAGACACAGGTAAGTCCTGCAACTGGACAAGAAATGAAAAACATTGGTTTTGTTGAAAAAGATGATTTAGAAAAAGCAAATATGATAAAGTTCTTAGTTGATAGTGCTAAAGGCATTAGTACAATTAAGATTACTAAGGAGGTAAATCCAATGACAGAAGCAACAG